CTACACCAGGAAGTTTCATACTTAAATCAAAAGCTAATCCCGCAACTAATGCATTCAATAATCTAAATGGAATATCTTGTGTATTTACCGCGTTTCCTGCATCTTGAATTCTGCGTAGTCGCCAGTAGATAAAATAGTAATAAGGTGCTTCGGCTGTACCTTGGTCTGGCGTAGGCCAGATATTAATCTGTGGGTTCTTAACAACCGTAGTTGCGCCATCAGGATACGTTGCACCCGTGCGGCGGTTAATCCATACTTGAATCGGTCTACCCCGTGCATTCTTATTAGGTATGGTAGAGTAGGTCGATTCAGAGATACGAGAGATGTTAATGTCAACTTGGTTTTGCCCTGTGCCTGTACGCACTACATGGTCTAGTAAATCAATCGTATCAACAGGTAGGTCATAAGCAATTTGATCTGGTACAAGCGGGATTACACCTTGCTCAATCGTCCATAAATTAATACCACGATTTGCAAACTCGATTGTGAGAAGATTTAAAGAGCGTCTAGCCGTTCTAAAATCGTAGCCGCTGCGAACTTCTTGGCCACAGCGCTCGTAGCATTCTTCGACTATATCGCCTAAATCAAGGTTAAAACTAGCTGTACCAGTTGTTGTCATTATTTTTTACCTTTTCGTCCAGGTACTTTTTTAGGGTTAATGCACCCCATTCCGCGAGAGAATCTCATAAGTATTTACCTTTTGTATGACCTTTAGTTGCACAACCATCACCGCGTTTAGAAGCCGATGTACGCGATACACTACCCCCCGATGCAAACTTTCTAGGCGGTACTTTCTTAGCAGGTTTAGGTGGACGCTTAGTCATACCGCCTTTTTTAAAGTCCGTGTCTTTAAGTTCTGAAGGTTTAGGTAAATCAGAATCATCTGCTTTAACCAATGTGCCCGTTTGTTTATATCGGTCAGTAATGTCTTTTAACGCAGCGGTGTCAGCTTCTCTACCTTTAGAGAAAGCCGCCCACTCATCAGCCATACTATTGCGAGAACTTTTAGCTGGTGATGCTAACTTACTAGATACGCCTGATGTTTTGGGCAGACTCACAGGTTTTATTTCTACCGACTTTTCCTCTACCACCATTGGTTTTTTAGATGCCCTAGAAGGCGTTACCGATACAGAAGTTGACTTAGTAGCTGACTTAGTAGGTTTAGTTTCGTCATCATCCATATAGGAGTCTTGTGGAACTTTACCTAAAATCTCATCTACTTTTTTAGAACGCTCAGAAGGACTTAAACTATTTGAGTAGTCTATGTCAGCTTTCTTCTTTGCAGCGGCTTTATCAAAGGCGGCTTTCATTTCAGAAACTGTTTTCTTCTGAGAATCAAACGGACCTAACCCTGATTTTTTCCAAGCCCCTGCTTTTGCTTCCTTCTCGGCATCATATGGGCCTTTACCTACGCCTATAATAGTTCCCATGACAGTCTCCTAGACGAATCTGCCGCGAGTACGGCCACGAGAAGCGACACCGTCTGCACGAGTAACACCGCCTTTAGCATAGCACTTGCCGCCCATAGCCATTTGTTTACCTTTTGTATGGCCTTTGGTTACACAACCATCACCACGAGTAACACCGCCTTTAGCCATGCACTTACCGCCATCTTTCATCTTTTTAGACTCTTCCATCTTCTCACCTTTAGCATATTGCTGAGGAGTGAGTTTACCAGACTTAATAGCTTTACCTTCTTTAAGCTCTTCGCTATAAGTTTCTTTACCTTTAAATAGCTTTTTTAAATTAGCCACGTTACCACCTTCTTTAAATTTTTTGCCTTTATCGGCTTGATTAAATTCTTTAGCTACACTTACTGGTATACCCGCTTTCTTTGCAAAGTTGGGGTTGTGAGCGGCGGCAGCCATGAAATTACGTTGTTTCTTACTTGTACTAGGCACCGCAGTTCCACCGTTTTAGAGATGCTGCTTTACGTGTAAGTTTACCATTCTCATCTTTCATAGGACCTTTAACCCCTGCCATACGCGAGCAAAATGATTTTTTACGAGAAGCATCTTTTTTGGTTTTAGGATTTGGTGCTGGTGCTTTTAAATTAGAGCCGGTAGCCGCATTATACTTTGCACGGCCTTTGGCTGTAAGACCTGCGCCCTTAGAGACGGGGAGCTTCTCACCTCTACCTACTGCTAATACAGGAGCTTTCTTTGCCATATTATTTACCTGAGAAATGTTCAAACGCCCAGCCCATTACACTACCAATCGCTGCACCTAGTCCACCCATAATCATTAAGACCTGCCACCCACCCTTAGCTTCCGCAAGGGTCTTGCTTATTTCAGCGATAGAAGTTTTAAGCTCTTCCATATCCTTAACCAACTTATCCATATCAGTTTGCAAGTGTTTAATCTCATTTTCGTGAACAGCTAATTTGATTTGGTCATCCATCATGGCTTACCCGTAGAAGATAGTCACGCCGGTTACAGCCGCGCTAAGAGCCATATAAATCCCAGTCTGAAATAAAATACCTTCTTGAGGAATAGCTACATAAAACGGGATTGGGTTTGTATTAGAAGGTACGTCTATTTCACATAGAATAGTTCCTGTTGCGCTACCATCTCTAAAGGCAACTGTAGACGCTGTACTAGCGGCTGGGGTTACTACAAAACCTTTAAGACGGACTCGACTACCGTATAAACTACCAGCAACACTCGCGTGCGCACTCTTGACATCATATTGCATACTCATAATTAATCTCCTATTTAAAAGGGGGGAGTTTACCTCCCCCGCAGACTAATTACGCAGTTTGCGCTGTTGGGTTGTATGTGCCGTTAGATAAGCGAACCATATACTCAATAACAAGAACACCAGTACCTGTAGTAAGTGATGTACCGCCTATAGTATAAGTTACAATTGCGTCAGTAGAACCTACGTTAGCAATAAGAGCCGCTGCGCCAGTAGTCGCTGCAACTGCAACCGCATTAGACCCTGCATTGGTTACTGTTGATGAAGTTGAGATGGCTGTGCCGCCAATGGATAACGTAATTGTTGCAGCTGAGGAAAACGCTGCTGTAGTGATGAACTGCATACGAGTGATTAACGCGCCTGCTGGAATTACCATAGCTACGCTGCTTGCAGCGTCCGCATAAGTAACAGCTGTGTCTGCTTGAGCAACAATAGTTGCGCCCATGTTGTTGATAGTACCAGCAGTTGTGCCAGTTGTGTTAGGTACGGTTCCAAGTCTCCAAGGACCAAAGTGTGATGCTAAACCCATTTTAATCTCCAAATACACGTAAGATACGCAGTCTTGTGTAAAGCTTGCTAGGTCAATCTGCGCAAATAATTAAGTTCCTAGATATAGGCTGATAGTACACCAATTGGTTGATTATGCAATAGGTTTTTACACTATCTACCCATCTTTTTACGCCCTTCTTCTGTTGACCATTTCAACTTCATTTCAATACGCTTTTTCTCGTTTCTAATAAGCGCTCCGCACTCTGCACAACCTGACCCTTTTCTAAATTGAGCTGCATACTGAGAAAACTCTCCATGTAAAGAACATACACACCCTGTAATTCTATTTAACGCCCCTGTATAAACTGCGTTAGTAAAGTCGTACTTATTGCGTACTTCTTCTGAAAACTTAGCTATCACCTCATTTAAAGGGGCGTATTCTTGTGGTCTAGCGTTACGCTTCATAGTTTCTTGGACTTTAAGTAACCCTTCTTCTGTATACACTCTAGGTGCTTTTTTTACGCCTCGTTGAGCATCACTTATCTTTTTACGGACTTCATCAGATAACTTCTTACCAAATCTGTAATGGGTATCTCCTTTAGGAGCAGTCCTATTTGCTTTAACTAAAGCTATCGTCTTTTCAGTATGTTTTTTTCCTCGCATAGGTGCACTTGCATCAGTAGCCCAGTTATAGCAGTGAGGTTTCCCTGCGTGTTCATCTAACCATTTTTGTTCTGCAATCAGTAAATTTTCTGAACACTCAACAATTTCTATTACCTCAAACTTAAAACAGTCTTCTCCATATTTGTTCCATGCAGCTTGCATATGAGGGCTTTGGTGTTTCCCTTTCTTTAAGTTACGGCGGTGTGTTTGAAACCTAACTCTACTATCTACGGTACTACCTACATAAAACTTGCCATTAACCACATTTCTTATTTTATAGATTACGTTTTTCATTAGTACTATCTCCGATATAAAGGTACAGAGAGATTATACATACTTTTGTGACGATGTCACGGTATTTTTATTTAGGTAATAAAAAAGGGTCTCCTAAGAGACCCTTAATTTCGCTATCTGCTTGATTTATAAACTTAAGCGCCTGCTGAACCGTACATACCTAAGGGATCACTCCAGCCGAATGAGTATCTTTCACGCGCCTTGTATCTCATGTTGCCTGTATCAAAATCGGAATCTGATGAAGTTACAAGAGATTGACGTACGAAATGTTTCAAACCGTTTGGCACATCAGTGGTTAAGAACCAAGCATTGTTATCAGTTAAGAAGTTGTTAACTGTATAACCTTCTGGAATTGAACCGTTGTTTTTCAACGCGTTGATGTCGTTATCGGTTGTACCTACACGTTGTTCTGTTTCGAGCAAACGAGTTGCAACGAATTGAAGCGCAGGTGGCACAATCAATTTTTTAGGTTTAGCAGCAATCAAAAGTCCACGTTCGTCAGTCCACTGTGCGATTTGGATAACAGCCGCTTCAAGTGAAGTTTCGTTTAAATCAGCAGGAGTTGAAGGGATGTTTGAGTTAGTGCCGCCAGACACTAAAGGATGCGCAGATGAGAACAAGCCTACGCCGTCACCGCCAGTATAGGCAGCATTGAAGCCGTTGTTTAAAACAGCTGCCGCTTTTACTTGCTTTGTGTATGCCATAGCACGAGCCAACGCTTTTGTATAACGAGCAGACAATGAGTCATACAAGTTATCTTCTACAGCTTCTTCAGTTAATGAGAAGCCAAGAGCAATTGTTTCGTGGTTATAGCGTGCAGTCCAAGCTTCTTGGCCAGCTTCATATTGAATAGCAGAACCCTCGTTTTTAACTGCCGCTGCAGCAAATCCAGAAAGTTTTGTTTCTTCTTCAAATGAACGCTCAGAAGATTCAATCTCATAAATTTCTTTATGTTGTTCACCGTAACGTGCGTACTCTAAACCGAATAACGCGTTAAGGCCCGGTAATAACTCTTTTAATAGCTGTGCTCTAGAAATTGCCATTGTTTATTGCTCCTTAAGCAGCGTAATAGTTGTGGACACCGAAGTTCAATTTTGCCAATACTTCAGGCGATTGAACTAAGACGATGGTAGCACCAGCAGACGGTGTAGTCGTTACAGCAGCACTAATAGTTAAAGTAGTGTTACCAGTAGTAGTTACTGTTGCAGCTGTTGCTACGTTAGCACCTACGCCTAATTGTTGTAATTGACCGCCAACTAATTGGAAGATATCCGTACCAACTGGAATAATCGTACCCACAGCTAAACCAGAAACAACAAACGATGTTGTTGAAGTACTAACAAATACAGCTGAGTTAGTAACTTGCGTTTCAGGAACAAGCTCCATAATACGTAAAGCACCGCCAGAACCTACAGCAAGTGTAGTGTTAGCAGCAACCAAACCAATACCAGAGTTACCAGTAGCTGTGCTGCCCACTGGAGTGTTGATAGTAGCGTTCAAACCAATCATTGCTGTTGGGAATGAAGAAATAGTGTTAGAAGACGCACTAGCTACTGCTACAATTTTAAACACTGTGTCAGGGTCATCACAGATAATTGCTTCAGCATCACCAGCTAAAGTGCCTGCTGGCCAGTATTGGCTCCACAACTTTTGTTTAGTTGATGGGTTAGTGTATGTACATCCTAAGAACACACCGATTGTACCTTTAGTGGTCAAACTTGTGCTAGTAAGAGACAAAGTAACAAAACCTGCATTACCTGCAGCTGTACCAAGAGTTACTAAATCACCGTAAAAGATGTTAGACGCATACGCGTACGCAATAGGTAGAGTACGAGTAGAGCCTGCAAAAACTTGACCCCCGATTAAATTTACAGGTTTTAACCCGTAAGGGGCTTGTACTGTAGGATAAGCCATTTTAACTCCTAAAATAATTAATTAAGTACCTTTGCCAAAGGTAACCTTTGAGCTTCTATCTCTAAATATCGGCATACGTGGGTCACTTTGACGCATTAAATTATTATCTACAGCTTCCGCCTGTTGGCTTGTCATGTTCGCATAGTATTCTGTGCGTTGATTAACAAACTCAGTTGGAGTCTTACAGAGTAATAATCCGCCTATTTCAATATTGTCTTTAAAACGACTATTGGGGTCGGCTAACAGTCTAAATTTAGGTTGTTCGCTCAACGCTACGGCTTCCCATCCTTCTCTGAGTTTGGCAGCTAAGTTACTTGGGTCAGCATTGTTAAGTGTTGAAATACGAATCCATCTATATGAAAACCCAGCCTCTTTGTCAGGCTCAGGGAGCAACTCTGGTGGCATCCACTGCTTAGGACGTTCTGAGATTGCACGGGTTTCGATTTCACGAGTTGTTCTTGCATTATTATCTGCCATTTTGGTTCTCCAAGGCTAAAGCTGCTTTCGCATATTGTTCAGGGGTTAAGCCAAATTTCTTTGCTAAGTTGACCTGGCTCTGAGTTAACTTTATCTTTGTTGCTGATGTACTTCTCGTAGCGGGTGCAACGACATTTGATGGTCTGCCCCTACTCGATTTTCTATCGTCTGAGTCTCCAAATTGTTCGGGAAATCGTCTACGCATCGTTTTGTCCAATACGTTGTAATATTCTTTAGAGCCTACTGGTACGCCTTCGTCTACAAGTTTTGCATGAAGTCCAAGAGCTGCGCTGGTCATTTCTTTGTCTTTACCAAACCACTCATTACGTTCTTGCCAATCCAATGCCTTTTCGTCAGGCCGTGGAACTTGTGGCTCCGCAGGGCGTTGTAGCCTTTCTTGCGCCTGTTGTACCTCATAATCAGGTGTTTGTAAAGCCCCTGCTCGCATATTATGTGCTTGAGCCAGTTTTAAGGTAGCTAGTTGCATCTGCTCTTGAGCTTCTACAACACCGTCAGCATCGCCAATTTCATACGCGTCTTTGTATGCTCGCTTGGCTTCTTGCAATTCTTTCTGTGCTAAATTCTGCACATTGTTAATGTATTCTTTTTCACCATTACCCAATACTTGGTTAACGCGTTGGTTTTCTTGAAGCAATCGTTGCGCTACTGCAACAGCCTCTCTATGCTCACGTTGAGCCGCTTCTTTTTCTCTACGCTCGTCATGATAGACTTTGCGCATTTGTTTTAAGCGTTGTTGAGCCTTTTCATCATACGAGTCTAATTCATCTTCTTCTAATTCATCAACAATGTGTTTGGGCATCGGTTGACGACCACGGTCTTCCTCCGGGGTATCATCTTCGATTTCAATTTCGATATCGTTGTCGTTATCGTCAATCTCATCGGGAAATTTATATTCTGTTCTTTCAAAATCTGCCATAGTCTTGTCCTATTTTCGTGAAATGCCGCGCGGGTCGAGTACAACTGCTTCTACCGTATCGTCATTAATAAGGCGGAATTCTCTACCATGAATAAGTAAGCGTGAGCCTGAGTTAGGGCGAACTAAGATAAAGTCGCCTTCTTTACACCACGCACCGCTTGGAAATTTGTTTTCATCTTTGTAGGCTTCTGGACCTAACTTGACTACAAATAATACGGTTGTAAGTACTTCTTCATTACGCAGGGTTATGTCGGCTTTTGCGATACCGCCTTCATATTCTTTATCTGCTTCTGGGATTGCGCATAGGATTCTGTATCCTGATGGCATAGGGAGTTGCGTTGCTTTCTCTTCATTAGTAGCTTCTGTTTCATAGCTACCAACTATTTGTGGATTCTTGGGGTTTGACCCAATTAAAATCTTGGACATTTTGTTTCCTGTTTGTGGGAGTAAAATATGCCGTCTTTCCGTGCTGTCATCGAGGTGTTAAGCTCCTCTCCCAAGCTTTAAAAAACCACCCCGCCATTGATAAATCGCCAAAAATAAAAGTGGGAGGTGGCCGTGTTTTTAATCTTCTAACTTGTCCTTCATATCTAAGACGTACCCGCGAGCTGTTTGTAACCCCCGAATTTCACCACACATCTGTTTATATACTTCAAAAGACTCAATGCGCTCAGAACAAACCGCATCTTTTAGTTGCGTGACTTTCTCATCAATATGCTTAATTACTACATCAAATGCGTCCATTATTCTTCCTCGCTGGGCAATATTAAGTTTGTTTTAGGTTCGTACCTTCTAATGTAGTTTACCAACTGGTCAGGACTATGAGTTGAGTTTAACATCTCTCTACTAGGGGTATATGTATACCCTTCATCAGTATCGCCCCATTCACCACCTATATACTTACCATTACGCTCGTCTACTGCACCATGATATATAGACTGGTTACTAAACGTAGGATGATTAGGTTTTTTATACCTATCTGCACCATGCCCTGTAGACTCATCAAACTTACCGCCCGATTTATAGAACCCTCTCAAATCATAATCTATTGCTTCCATATCGGGGTTTTTGCCAGACGTTTTAGCCCACTCTTGAAATTTAGCTTCTTCTTTAGGGGACAATTTGGTATTAAACTTACTTTGGAAATACTTATCCTGTTCAGTTAATCCGCCTTGTTCGGGTTCGGCTTTTTTCCTTTTACCTCTCCTCCTTTAGCAAACGCTTGTTCTTTTTGATGCGCACGGTTTATCTCAGCTTGATGACCTTGATGCGCTACATCTAGTATCTTGTGTTGTTGTTTATGACTACGTTCAAGTGCGTTCTGATAGGCTTGGTGAGCCATATCTTCTGCTTTCTCTGTCTGTGCGCGTTCGCGCTCAAGCATCCCTTGATAAGCTTGATGAGCCAAACTCATCTCAGTTTCAGTCTTTTTAGCCGTAATTTGAGCCGCATCTTTTAAAGCTTGAACCGTTGTTTTGCGCTGCTGGTCTTCTTTCTTCATCGTCATATCAGCCGCGTTTTTAAGCGCTTCTACTTGAAGTTTCTTCTCGTCATGAGTTTGTTTACCTTTATCAAGCGACTGTTTAACGCCTAGTTGCGCTGCGTTTTTAAGAACGTCAATCTCACGTTGTTTATCTGCTGTCGCTGTTTGCGCTGCAATTCGCTCACGGTCTACTTGTATCTGCTGCATTTTAACTTGAATCTCGGCTTGGTCTCTCTGCGCTTTGTTTTGAATCTCTTGCGCTTTAAGCTGAAGTTCTTGCATCTGCATTTGGATAAGCGGGTCTTGCGCTTGTTGCTGCGCTTTCTGCTGCGCTGCGCCAGCTTGGTTTTGCTGTAGTAATTGAGTAGCCGCTTGTGCAAGTAGTGGAGCTAGAGCCGCTTCTACTTCTGGGTCTTGCTTCATATCCTCGCCGTCATCATCCTCTTGTGGAGGCATCTGCATACCAAGTTGTACTTCAACATCTTTTCTATACTGGAATCCTAAATGCTCTGCTACGTGAGACATTACAGTTGCTTGAATCTGTGGAAGCAGTGGATTACCTTGCAGTGTACCCATAATTTTAGGGTCTTGCATCATTGCCATGTGAACAGCAATATGCGCATTATGGTCTTGGTTTAGGAACGCTTTTACGGGTTTAAGTCTAAGAATGTTTTGATTCTCAGACACTGGGTCAACAGGGAACTTATCTTCTTCTAATGGAACCAGCTTTTGCGCATCCTTAATCCCCAAAGCGTCAAGCATCTGGCGGTGAAGAACGGGCAAGTTGTAAAGTTGAGGTGCGCCTTGCGCAAGTTGTAAAACCGCTTGGTACTGTACGATTTTCTGAGCCATCGTAGACGCATTAGGGTCAGATACAGGAATAACTTCTGTGGTCTCGTAATCAGACTTTTTGGCTTTTCGACTCCCTTCTTCAGGTTCATAATCGTAATCCTCTGGTGCGTAAGCTGCAATAATCCCTTTTAGGAGACCAAGCTCTTGCTTCATCGAGTAATGTACACGCGCTTGAACAGCAGTAATAACTTTAAGTGTACGCTCTAAAATAGCTAGTGTAGTACCTACAGGCGCTTGCCCTGACATATCAGATACTTGCAAATCAGCTGCGTTAGCAAACCGTCTACCTTCTTCTACTATCTGATTAAGTAATGCCATCAATGTTTGTGACGGCTCTTTATAAGGAAGCGGTAGTAAGTTATCTCGAATCGTACCACTAGGCACGTCTACATCGCGCCACTCTCCAGGAGAGATGGGTGTGTCATCACCTTTAATACGCATACCACGAGCTTTAAACCCGCCAGGCAAATTACTTAATGTTCCTGCATCAACCAGTTGTCTAATAAGAGAAGTACCGGACTTAGCAAATGCGCCAATAAGATGAATAAGGCCAAAGCAATAAAAGCCAAAGCCAGGGACATACCCATAATGAACAAAATGTTGTCGTTTGGTGTAGGTTTCATCATCAGGCTCCCAGTTACGTCTAATAGATAAGATTTCTTGGCTTCCTTTTTCAATTGTCACTACATAAGGCAGTGCAATCCCTGTCTCTTCACCATTTTCATCTGTATGTTCAAACCCCGGTAAGTCAAGGTCAACGTGCATTTCAAGAACTTTGTAGCGGTCATCTGATGTTGCGCTAAAACCCATTTTCTCAGCAATCTTCTTCTCAACATCATCTAATTGACCACTAGGCTCACCTAAGTCAACGTCACGATAAAACCCAGCTACCTGAAGCCTACGCATATCGTTTTCAGTTTTACGCATAATGTGAGTCACACGTTCTGCTGTTTCTAAATTAGACGCACCATAAGGCACAACCATGTCTTCAGCAGGTACAAATAGTGATGTTTGGCGGCTTAAACGCGGGTCAAAATACACTTTTTTAAACGCATTACCCGATAACCCAAGGCCCCAGAGCATCCGCTCATGCTCAGGTCTGTACTCAGTCATCACATCAAGCAACTGATGATTCATGTCATCTTGGACGCGTGTCGCCGCTTCCTTCTTACTAGCGGTCTCTTTGCCGATTATGCGTGTCTTAACAGGGCCTGCTGATGGAAATGTCGCCATCATAGTTTCAGCTTGAAACTTAACCAGTGCTTCACTTAATAGGGGGTGATGCACGCCACACGCGCCATCCCAAGGCTCAGTCCGCTCCTCAATCTTCATACCAAGCAGTTCTAAACCATCCGTGTAAGTCGTAATCCAATCTTTACGCGAAGCTACGTCATCATCAAAGTCAGACAGTAAATCCGATGCAATAGACGAAAGCTCTCCATCATCTAAGAGTTCAGCCAAGTTCTCATCAAACTCTTCATCCGTCTCATCTTTAGGGTCGAAGTCAATCTCCATCCCACCCATTGCAATATGTAGTGACTCTGGGTCTTCAATCTCTATCTCAATATCGGGTTCTTCTCCGCCAAGTAAGGACTCAAGTCCTAGCGGTGCTTGGTTTAGGCTTTTATCAAACATTTAGGTTCTCTGCTGTTGTTAGTAATACGCACTACGTCTAGACCGCCCTTTAAACTCTCGCTCAGGTTCTGGCTCATCCAAATTAGTTGAAATAAACCCACCTTTTCTAAACCTCGCCATCGCCATAGACACGGTATCCACATAGTCATCATGTTGCCCTGCGGGGAATGACGCTACCTCTTCAATAACTTCATCCGCAAAACGTGTGTTCGGTGCCCATACTCTACCAGAGTGGAATAAGTCTGCAACAGCATTGAGCCTAGATATCTTATCGTTTCCTCTTGTAGGCGTGAATTCCATCACTGGAATACCCATTGCCCGTAGCTCATATATAAGTGGCGCACCAGATGCTTTCTTTTCAACAATTATACTATCAGGTTGCCAATAGTTATAGTCATCTAACACAACTTGCTTAAGCTCAGGAAACTCATACCGCCCACGTTTTGCATCAAGCATAATAATATTAGCCTGCATCTTACCATCTTCACTGTCTTGATAGAACACACCCCACACAGTACACGCACTATAATCAGCCCGCTGATGTTTCTCAAACGCCGTATCCCAAGTCATCAATATAAAGTCTGTAGGCGGTGGGTCGTCTTTTGTCCATTTCTGCCACCACTCTCTTTTAACTATCGCACCCTCTTCAGAGGTCGGGTCTTGCTGATACTGCGCCTGCCACTTGGACACGTCAATCGCTTCGCGTGTTGCCTCAAGCTCTTCAAGACTCCAAAACTCAGGCCACAGCGGTTTACCCGATGGCAATATGGCAGGGAACTCTACTACTTTCCAATTCTCGTTGCCTCTCTGCGCCGCCGCCTCAAGCACCTGCCCAGTTAAATCACGCTTTGACCACCGAGTCTGAATGATAATTATGGCTCCGCCAGGCTGGAGACGCTGACGCGGCCCAGACGTGTACCACTCGTACACTTTATCGTAAATCTCAGGATTACTTGCAGCTATCGCCGCTTCTTGTTCACTGTGCGGGTCGTCAATTATCAGCAGGTCAGCACCTTTACCGGTTACTGCACCGCCCACCCCGATAGCAAAATAGTCACCTCCTGCACTGGTGTTCCACCTACCCGCCGCCTTCGAATCAGACCGCAAACCTACATTGGGGAACACTTCTTGATACGCTGGAGAGTCTACTAAGTTACGCACCTTACGCCCAAAGCCTACTGCAAGGTCAGCAGTATGCGAGCACTGAATCACTTTCTTATTGGGAAACCGCCCAAGAAACCATGCTGGCAGAAGGAACGAACCAAACTCACTCTTTGTATGACGTGGACCTAAGTTAATAATGAGTCGCTTGCACTCGCCTCTGGCTACACGCTCAAACTCCGCTGCTATCCTTGCATGATGCCTACCATAAATAAAGTCAGGCCACACCGACTGCACAAACGCTAAAAAGTCCGTCTGTGCCTTTTCTCTTTCTTTTCTGCGGGTAAGCTCCCGCACAAGCTCCGCTAAGCGCTCTTTATCTGATGGAGGTATGTGAGCTAACTTACTCATCGTCTATCTCTTCAAATTCTTCCTGAGTAGGTGCACCTTTAAGCTCTTCATCTGAAATCTGCTCGTAAGTTACATCTATAGCACCTAGTTCACCACCTACAGAGTACGTTGACATCAACTCATTAAGCTCAGACTCTAAGTCACCTATCGGTTTATCTGCAGCAGCTACCTCTACTTTTGTCGTAAATAAACCAATTTCAGACACTTTTCCTAGCATTTCAACCGCTTTTATCTGAAGTTTTGGGTCTTCATTCTCTGCAAGTTCAAACAGCTTAAAGAGCACATATTGACGCATCTTGTTTGTAGAATTTGCCAACGTGTAATCAAAACGCTTTAAAAGTTTATCTAATGCTTTAGCCGCACCGGGTGTGGTAGGTGCAACAGGGGCATCAGGTTGTTCTAAAAATATATTTAACGCTTCATTCTTCTCTGCATAAGTTAATGGAGGGTCTGGCAGTGGTGGAAACCCCTGCTCATCTAAGAATGTCGGGTCTTTAAAAGCTTCTTTTGCGTTAAGCTTTCGTTTTACTGCCTCACTTGGGGCAATGTGTCCGCGTACAGTGGAAAAATCAAAGGATTCTACCTCATCAAAATCCACGAAATCATCAAATTCGTCATCTATCTGCATATTCTTTCTTTGTTATAAACATACATGAGCGTCTAGCATACCTTACTTTGCAGAAATTTTGTGAAAAATTTTTTTGGTTGGTGTTTATATAAGTGACGGGGGGTATTTCCTTATTTGTTATGTGGTATTAGGTGATTTAGATTGGTTTTGTATAACCTTGTGTATTATGTGGTATTAGGGGCGATTTGGTGGATATAGGGGTACGATGAGCGGAATAGTATGTATAGAAAAATGGGGGACTCCTAAATATTAGTTTGGGGGGTGGGGGTCGGTTGATAGGCTAAATCAGCATTGTTTCAATATATAACATGATGTTTTTACCGTGTTTTATACATATAGCCAACATATAGCCAACATATAGCCAACATATAGCCAACATATAGCCAACATATAACCAACATATAACCAACATATAACCAACATATAACCAACATATAGCGTACATATAGCGTACATATAGCGTACATATAGCGTACATATAGCTAACATATCTACCCGGAATCATTCCGGATACAATGCGCATTGACTGCGGTTTACTTGTATCACTAAGCTATTGTTTTATATCGCTATACAAAAATAAATGGTTTACATGAGTTGCCATTGGTGGTATTCTATAAGTCCCTTAGGGGAATTAACTTTATTTTTTACTTATATAGGTGAACATCATGACAAACACTATTGAATCAGTAACTATCGACCACTCAGTGAATTTAAACGAGTTTCTACTATGTTTGGATTTAGCAGATAAAGCGGAAACGTTACGGTTTAATGAAACCGAACGCGCTATTAGTCTTTTAAAATTAATGCGCAACCAATACAGTACATTGCAGGACGGTCGTAGTATCGGTAAACCCCCTCAAGCAGGCGAAATGCCCGCCGCCATGTATCACGAAGTTATACAAGGCATTTATAACTATAAAAAACAAGCGGCTGAAGAGCAGAAACAAGAGTTTAATTTAAACTATGATAACTACCGTGATTATCAAGTTAAGCAGCTAAAGTATTACATCGAAACAGGCAACTTGTTGAACAACAAAAAAAGTACGCTACAAGAACGCGCTTTAGTTGCTATCGATAAGTTAGAGAAAAAGCTGAAAGCAGAGCGGGCTAAAGCGGAAAAGCTAGCCGCTGAGAAGGCAAAGGCTGACAAGGCAAAGGCTGAGGCTGAGGCAAAGGCTGACAAGACAAAGACTGTGGCTGACGAAATTATAGATGATGTTTTAGAATTATTCGATACTAACCCACAAGGCGCGGATGCGGTAAAAGACGAATTGTACGATGTTATCGATGACGCTGAGGCGTCAATTGCTGAGGCTGAGTTAGCAAAGGCTGACGCAACAAAAGCGGCTGACAAGGCAAAGGCTGAGGCTGACAAGGCAAAGGCTGAGGCTGACGCGACACAATCCAAGTTAACAAAAGCAAAGGATAGATTGGCTAAACTATCACGCGGCAAAGCTGACAATAATGAAACCAATCCCGACTTAAGCGATGTTAACTTTTCAAAAGATTGTGAGGCTAAAATGCAATCATTACTTGATTCAATGGAATCTGAATTTAGCGAAGCTGAGATGCTATGTTTATCACGCCTAATTCGTAAACGCTACACACCTAGCAAAGCGTAACATTCTCAAAACTCAATAGAGTTTAGCCCCCGAAAGGGGGCTTTTTTACGCCTAAAATTCCATGCTATCCGGAATGATTCCGGATATAAACCGCCGAAAGGCGGTATTTTTTTGCCTGAAATAACGTAAATAATAAAAATAATTTACCACCGAGCGCACAAAATGCGGTCATTTTGATACC